TCTATAGTACTAAACAATCTATAAAAAGGAACTTTTACTTTGTAAAATCTATCAAGTATTTGATATTTTTGATTTACATTATAATCTAAATTCTTTGCTTCAGCAGGAGTTAAAACATTATTACTGTTTTTTAAGTTAGATGTTGGATAATCTTCTCCGTACAAAGAATTATTTCCAACCTCAACATCGTCAATAAACTCTTCCATTTGAGGATATAAGTCTAAAACTTGCTGTCTGGTTAAAAAAGTAGACAATATCATTCCTGACGCATCGTTAAAAAATCTATCTCTTGATGCTGGGTCTACATAAACTCTAAAAGGGTCTACGTGCGTATACTTAACTTCACCTCTTCCATAGTCAGCTTCAGGGTCTACATATACGTACATATATCCCAGTCCAGTAACAGCATAATCATGAACTACTTGTTTAAAAGTACTATCTCCGTTTGATATATCCCAAACATATTCTAATATTGTTTTCCATATATTAGCTAGTTTGTTATCAGAATCTTCTCTTGCAATAGCAGAAAACTTTGCAGGTCTAGATGTAAGTAATGATTTTAACTTGTCAACTGCAGCATATACCCTATCTATAACAAAATCAGCTTGCCCTACTGCTTGCAGAGCATTTGATTCGTCGTTTGTATAGTGATTGCCTAAAGTAAAATCTACTGCATTTCTTGCTTCAGCGTCCCATTGTTGCCTAGCGTCTCTCCAGCGTCTAAACAATTCTCTTGAAATCTGAGATTTAGATTTATTTTCGTCGTAATTAGCCATAAACTCCCAATTTAGTTTTTAGTCTAAAAATAAAAAAATTTATGTACTAAAGTCAAGTAAAATCTATATTTTTTGTCCAGTAACCCAGTTTATGACTGTTTTAGCCCTACTTTCTTCAACTTTACTTATTTTGTCTTCTAGTTTATCTGCGTCAATTGCAGAACTTTTTGGCGGTTTTGCTGTAGTGACAGCATACCATAGTCCGTCAAGAAGGTCATCATTTCTACCTTTCGGAAACTCAAACATTTCATCTACTAGGTTTGCATGCTCTTTCTTGATAAACATTTTTCTTCGATTTACAATAGGACAAAGCAGTGCTTCTAACCTATCTTCTTTTTTGATACCAGCTGGAGGTCTTACTCCTTGAGATAATCCTGGTGCTAGCTTTCTATCTTTTCCTACTAGTTGATTTACATAGTCCTTTACCAATCCTTGAGCACCAACTTTTTCTACATTAACCCTTCTTACGGGGTGATACTCTTTTGCCATATCTACAATTCGTTTTGGCATATCGTATAAAGGAGAATGTTCTCTGTAGTAGTCTACTACATATATATTTCTATCACTATCAATAGCAATAACCATAATTACCTGAAAGTCGCTTCTTGCATTTGCTTCGTAAGCCAAGTCAACTCCCATATATACATTTACCGGTATAGCAGACTCGTCTACCATCATATAGTTAAATCCGTTTCTTTCAACTAAATTACCTTGATAATAATTTATTCTGTCAATATGAAATTTTGCGCTTTCTAAGTCTCTAGCTTCATTTAAGTATTCTTGAGCAAACTTATGAACTAATCCCATCTCAGTAAATCTTCTTTTTATGTCAATTAGTTTTTCTCTGGTAAAATAGCTAGGCCATAGAGGAACATCGTCTACTATAGCCTTTTTATATAACACATTCCAAGCAGACTTTCTATTTTCTTTTTCCGCTTGAAGATATCCATCGTACACTCCTTGTAGGAATGAATCGTAATGGACTATCGTACCAATAAGCCATATTGACCCTTCGTTTTCTTTGGAGTTTTCCAAAGCGGGTTCTACTGTTGACATTACCCATTCTTTAATCTCTCTTCTTCTTTCTGGTGTTTTTGTATTTAATTCTGACTCAAAGTCGTCAAGAATAATGTTTGTATATCTTAATCCTAGCTGAGAACGACCACGAAGTCTTTGAGATGTTCCTTTAGCAATAATTCTATCTCCTCTAGCTGTAGTAAATTCTTTTTCTGTCCATTTACTTCCTTTTAGGTCTCCAAAATAATATTGTAAAGCAGGATTTATATCTATATGGTTTTGTATATATTTAATATGGTCAATTGCCTGAGATTGTTCTTCAGACACCCAAGCAATAAATTGTTTCTTTTCAGGAGGAGCAAAGTACAATTGGTGTAATAATGCAGTTTTAGCTAATGTTGATTTTGCATGACCTCTAGGAAGTATAATACAAACACGCTTATCTTTTCCTAATAGGATATCACTTAACTCATACTGATAAGGAGCAGGAGTTGATTTCATAAAATCTTCAGGTAAAAACATTTGACCAAAAGTAACTATGTCTTTTTTTGCCAACTCTAAAGCCTTTTCTTTTGCAGAAAGGTCAGGAGGTATTATATTAAAGTTCTTTTTGGTATTCTTTTTCATAAACTCTATCCATCATTACTAGTGTTTTAGGAGAAAGCCAGTCTCCATCCGGTACTTCAGTAAACATACTAGAGCTTTGCCATAATAAAGGACCTGCGACATATATCCAACACTTTTCTTTTTCTTTAGTGTCGTCTAATATTATATTTGCTGTTGTTCTTATATATAAACCATTTTTTGTAGATTCATACATGTCATACATAACAAGTTCATCTTCAGTTACATCTACCACTTCTACCTTTGCACCTTTTCCATTTTCGTTTTTTATTAAAGCTGGAAAAGACTTTGTTCCTGGAAATACAAGACTAAAACCTTCTATTTTACCAGTTTCGTCAAAACCTCTTCTTAATGTTCCATATACTGCTAACCTCATGAATGACCCACCTCTCCAGGTATACCTAAGTCTGTTATACCAAAAGACGTGTCATATACTGTTAAACAGTTAAAACATTTTATGTGAGTAGTATCTTCTATATCTTTGCTATAAAGATATACTCCAGTTTTGCTTAGTCTATAGTAACATATTAAACAACGTTTATTTTTCGTTATTTCTTTTAACTTCCGCCAATTTTTTGTTTTGAGACCCTTGAATTGCATTTAATTGCTCCTGTGTAAATCCTTGAAATAATGTTAACGACTCTGTTGTCTTTTCTGTATCCATCATTCCAGATATTTTCATTAATGTAGTTATTGCTGTGATTTTATCTCTATCAGAAGAACCACCTTTATCTATGATATTTCTCATTTCTTCTAATAAATAAGTTGGAGTAATATCTGCTTCATTTAGGTACTTATCTATTTCTTCTCTAATCAATTTTTTTACCCTGTCAGTTTTTAATAATAACTTTGCTTGTGATTTAGCATAATTTTCATTCTTACTAGGAAATGCTTTCATATACGCTTCTACAACGTCATCTCCTTTTGCTACATACTTACCAAACAAAAATTCTTTATCTGTTGCTTGTTTTCTTTCTCTTTTTCTAACAGAAGGAGATTTACCTTCTGTAGAGAACGTATGCATATTAGTTCTCATATCTCCTTCAATTTTAACCTTAGGACTACAGACAAAAGAACCTATTATAGTTCTAATGAATGTAGTTTCCTTCTTCCTATCCTTTTTTTTAAGAACGCCTAGGTGTAACACCTGGCATACTTGACCATCGTCGGTAACTATCCAATCACCTTTATTAGAATGTCTCCAATCTAACGATACAGGTAGAGTTACGTATTTATCTCTAAATTCCTCTAGACTGTCATAAAGGTAGTGAGTTACACCTTTTACTACACGTTCTTTCATAATTTAACTATTTTTCCTCTTTATCGTCAACGTCTTTATTAAGTTCGTCGATAACAAAGCGAATGTAGTTATTAGCAAGGAATCTTAGTTCGTTAGCTTGTTGGTCTAATCTCATTAATTGACCAGCTAATTCATTAGCTCTGTTGTACTGAGCTTGTGCTTCTTCTGTTAAATCAGAATACAAGAACTCAATTTCCTTGCCATCATTCATTATTGTTAGCTTTTCTTCTTTCTTAGCCATTTTTCCTCCTGATTATAATGGTCTTACCATTGGTGGTGCATATTCTTCTAACTTACGATGTAGTTTTTCTAATATGACTACATCTGCTACATTATGGTCGTAAACGT